ATGGATTGATTGGATATTAGAAATAATTGATGCTGTTTGTGCTGCAACGGATGCCATTGCCGCCAAGTTCAAAGGCCACGGATTATTAGCTGCTTGAGCAATACCTGCCTGAATCGCAAGTGCTGAACGAGCAATAGCAAATGATTTTTCAATTGTAAAAGCTGCCTTGTAATACTTGTTTTGCTCCTCGCCTTGCTGTTTAAACATTGACGCCACAGATCCAGCGATTTGTTCGCCATAACTGAGTTTTAAGTTAAGTTTTGCTTTTTGGTAATTTTCTTCAATCTTAAGCAATTCAGCCTTTTGCTGTTCTTCATTTATTAAATCCAATTTTCTAGCATCCTCAACAGCTTTTGTAGCACCCTCTTTTGCAAAATCTAATTGTAGAGCTTCGCCAGTTCCATTTCTTTCGGCTTGTCCAGTTCTGAAAGCATCCCAAGCCTGTCTGCGCTTTTCTTCATATTCTTTATCTTGCGCTTTACCTAATGCAGCAAGTTTTCGTCTGCGTTCTTCCTCGTTGACAGTTTTTAGGATTTCAGCGCGTTCTAAACGATACTTTTGATTGATTCGCTCAATATCTCCTAAATGCTCCTGTTCAGCTTGAAAAATACGCTGCTGTCTTCCAAGCTCAAGATATGCTTTTTCTTGCTTATACTGCTTATCAAGCAATTCTACAGCCTGTACACGCTGCTCTTTTGATAGTTCAATATCTCTAGCAGCGTAGAATTTCTTCTCATCAAAACTTTCTTTAAGCAATTGCGATTCAGATTTTTTGAATGAGCCATAATCTTCAAGTTTAGTCTTTAAAGCGTATTCGGCTATTGCTATCTCATTTTCAGCGCGAGCCTTATATTCATCTTCAAGCTCTTTTTTACGCTCTGGAGAAAATCCAGCCTTATCAAGTTCAATTAATTTGTCTTTTAGGTTTTCGCGGATTTTTGTTACTTCATTTGCTACTTCAAGCTCAAGGTTTTTTCTAGCATTAGCTTGTTCTTGTACTATCTTTGTAGCATCCTCAAGCATTTTTTCAAAGTCTTTGCTAGATACATCGCCACTCTTATAGCCACCACCACCAGCAGAGTAACCTTTAAATTTCTCCCAATAATCATTATTATATTTACCCATTCCAGTTCCACGCTGAACATTACCTTCACCAGCGTGGTATGCACGAACAGCTTTCTCTAAGTCTCCCTCAAATAGTTTTAAGAGATAAGACATGTATTTTGCAGCGCCCTCTGCGCTTTGCTGCAAATCAGTGCGGTCTTTTACCCCATATTGCTTAGCAGTCCCTGATAGAAACTGGAATCCACCAGTAGCACCTGATTGCTTATTTACTTGCCCTGTTTTCCCTGTATTTCCAGTTTCAATTGCATGGAGCGCAGCAAGCATACCGCTTGGTAAGCTATATTTTGACTCAAGACCACTAAAATTATACTTCGCTGCATTGGCTTGAACTTTTGCGCTTGCTTGGAGTATTTTTTGCTGTTTCTCTTTCTCTTTGGTGTTTTTCTTCTCCGCTTCATTTCGAGCGTCAATTACTTCTTTATTTTTATTTTCTATTTCATATACTCTTAATGCTTCTTGAGCCATTTCTTTTGTAAATTCAACACCTTTTTTACGTGCATAATTTGCAGCTTCTAGTAATGCATTTGTTTTCCCTTCACTCAATCCTGCTGCTAATGTGTATTTAGTGAAATTAGCTTCAAAGTCTTTATCGAATAGTGAAGCAGTATATTCTTTTTGTGCGCGTGCAGCCTTCTGAGCTGCTGTTTCGTTCTTATCCATGGAATCAGAGTTTTTATCAATCTGATTGGCTGCATTCTGCGCTGCATTTCCAGCAAGTTTGAACTCGACTCCAAGAATTTTTAATACTCGTTGGGAGTTACCCGCTTTTAATGAGTTTTCATCATACTGGTTAGCCTGCTCCTTTAGTTTGTCGTAAAGGTCTGTTGATATTTTTTCTTTATTTAATAGCTGAATTGCCTCGTTATAACTGATTACGCCATTTCTTGCATCTTCTGTTATTTTACGTGCTTTTTCATTCTCTACTGATGATGCGCGAATAGCGAATAAAACAGCATCAACAGATTCTTTTGATTTTGCTAGCTTGTCGTTTTGATCATTAAAAGCTGCTGTTAGATTTTTAACTGCTGAAATCTTATCATTACCAGCGAGTTGCTTTAAATTTTCATCTGTTTCTAATGCAACCTTGCCTTGTTCTTCTAGTTTTGCAGTAGCTTCAGCAGTTCTTGCTTTTAGATACATATATCCTGCTGCTAATGCTGCAACACCAATCGTAATGGCACCAATTGGACCACCAACTAAAGCCAAAGCTCGTGATGATAGTGCTCGCGCTGCTGCCAATCGACCTTCTGCTGCTGTTTGTGCCAATGTTGCTGCTGTGGTTTGCTTTTGAGCTAAAGCCAATCCAACTTCCGCTTGCGTCAATCGGATGGTTGCTGCTGCTCGTGCTGCGCGTGTAGTAGCGTTATTATATTCAACACGTGCAAGATTAACCTCTGTTAGTGCGAGTGCCGCAACTTGTCTTGTACGTTGCAACTCTACTGCTGCTAGTTGAATTTGCGACTGTAGTGCTGCTGTATCTGCTGCACGTCGCTGAATAGATGCAGTAACCGACCCATAGATAGCGACAGTTTGCGACAAGATAGTTTTAGTAAGCAAAGCCACACCACCGATAACAGCGATATTGGCAATTGTGCTTAGGTTATTTGCCAACACATTAATCGCGTCAGACAGTCCAGAAGCAGCACCATTTGCTTTGCCTGCTTCACCCACAAATTTTGTTACTTCATTTGATAACTTGGTGAATGATTGCGAGATTGTAAAATCTGTTTTATTGAATAGGTCGTCAATGTATGGTTGTGCTTTAGTTAGTGATTTCACTAATACATCGGCTGTAATCTTTCCTTCTGCTGCCATTCCGCGAAGTGATCCAACATTTGTGTCAAGACCATTGGCAATTGCTTTAAGCAAACCAGGTGCTTGTTCGGCGATACTATTAAATTCCTCTCCGCGTAAGACACCAGATGCTAAGGCCTGCCCAAATTGGACTAAAGCAGCGTCCGCGCTTGCTGCTGTACCACCAGACACTGAGATAGCTTTAGATACTGTTTCAGTAAGTGACGCGGTCTGCTTCATTGTGATGTTAAGCCGATCCGCATTATCTGCAAATCGTTGGTAGACCATTGCTGCTGAATCCCAAGATGAAGCCGTCTTTTGAGCAATAGCAAAAGTGTCAGACATAGCCTGATTTAGTTCATTTTGTGAGTCAGTGACAAGTTTTAATCTGTTTTGTAAGCCAGTGTAGGTATCCATTTTGCTAATTGCTGTACCAATGGTGACAACGCCTGCCATGTAGCCTGCAAGCGAACGGAAAGCAGACCCCATGCCATTCATTTGGCTTTCAGCACGAATACCGTTGGTCGTCATGTTGTTTAATTCTCTATTTAGCTCTCGTGCATTACGTTCTGCATTTCGAGCGTCAATAGAGATAATGAGTCTACTTTCTTCTACCATATTAATACCTACTTTCTGGATGCATTTTTCTTGTACGCTTCATCAACAAACATGTTGTCTAACATGAATATTGCTTCATTGAATATTGCTAGGTCACATGGCAACTCATTCATTTGTAGATATGCACTGATTTCCACAGATGATAATGTCAACGGAATACCATTCTCATATCGTCTTGATCGTGCAATATCGTTATATGATTTCAGTATTTCATTTGCGACATAGCTAAATTCTGGTGCTTTTGATTCTTTCTTTCCTAAGGCTCGTTCGATTGTGTTTCGTCTTGCTGTGCTTCCGACTTTTGACCATTCGTAGAGTTCTCTGACTTTCCCAAGATTTCAAAACGCTCTTGGTCAATTTCGTCTTGCAACTTTTGCGCTTCATCACGAACAAAGTGCCAAATCAGCATACCAATATCGCCAAATGTTAGGATCTCTTTAGCTTTTTCGGTCGTAAAGATAATGTCTTTGCCTTCTTCGTCAATCAATCCTTTCCAATCAGCGATTAAATGGCAGGCAACAGCATCTAAAATCAATTCATGGAATAGTTTGTCGTTTTTATCTGCTGAATCTACATCAAAGCCTTTCGATGCAATCTGATTGTTTGCACGTTCAAGCGCCACACGGTAGCTTTTAAATCCAATATTTCGCACAAGAAAACTTGCCAATACCTTATCTTCTGAATCGGTATAGTGTACCCATCGTTCTGTATTTTTTGGCTTAACTGTATTTATTGCTAGTGACATTTACACACTCCAAATTAATGCCCCATCATATCACTATGAGGGGGCGTTTTGATTATGGACGAACAAACGGTGCTCGGACAAGAACTGGCGCTTGAGCTGTAGTTTTGTACTCTACAGTAAGCTGCAAGGTATCATCAATACCACCACTCGGTAATTGTGCGGTGATTTCCATTTCAGGAATCGTCAATGTATAGCCGTTGCCTGCGCTATCCAAGAATGGAACGACTACGCCAATCGTAGTGTTTGAGAATTGCTTTTCGTAAAGCTCCCAAGCATCTTGCGACCATTCCATTGTGAACGAGCCTGTACCGTTCGCGGTTTTAGCGACAATATTTCCAGTCTCCAAACCCTGACCCAAGCATTTGCGTGCTTCCATCGAGTTATCCCAGCTAAATGAGAACTCAGAGATACATGCAATACCAGCCATTGATTGGCCGTCAATCAGAATGTCACCGACTGATACGTTGGTATATGGTGGCGGTAGAGTTGGGGTGGTCACAGTGCCAGTAGGAATGATCATTGACGGTGTACGGCTTTTCGACATTAAGCCGAATGACATTGTAACAATGCTTTCAGTCGCAACAGTCAACTCAAACATATTCACTAATGTTCCAGCGAATACGTGATAGTTATTTGCGTCTTTATAGCCACGCATTACAGACAATGGAATTTTTACACCACCACCGAAAGTAAGCGTATTGCCTGCCCACTCGTTCATTGCATTCGATGCTAGGAAGTCATCATAGACACCGTAACGCATTTCTGTCGTCAGGTTGCCTTCATGGTTCACAGAAACAATTGCACCTTTCTGAGCTAATCGACTGTCAAGAATTACAGTTGAATCTGCTTTATTTGGTACGCTGTCTAGTTCAATCGTGGTGAATGGAATAGCTTTTCGGACGAAAGGATCAGGCGTGGTGCCAAATACCGCCTCCTTTGAATATTGTAGTACCTGCTTATTGCCAGTTGACATTTATCGTCTCCTATATATTTATGCCCTAGTTTACACGAAAATCACATCTAGTAAGAGCCATAATATACAAGTCATCGGGTTCGGCTCT